TCTCTGACGATCTTGTCGCTCGGGTCTCCGAACTTTGCAGTAACGAGAACAGTTCCAAACTGAGTCTCCTCAATAGCGTTTGGAACTTCCCCGAACTTGGAATCGTTGTAGAAGATAAAATGCCCATTGAACGTCACACTGTCTAGGATGTCAGTACCATCATCGGTCACAGAGACCAGAGCAAGAACTGGGTAGGGGCAGCGAAGGGAAGTGGTCCCAGTCGAGTGGAGCTTGACAGCAAGCTGTCTTGCCTCAATCCAATACCCAAGATCGTGCCGATCCGTTTGGGAGTAGAACGAATCTTCACCAATCGAGAGGGCTTGCGTTATCTGGTCGTCTGTGAACGATCTGTTAGCTTCATGATAGATACCGGCCTTGAATTCAGCCAGTGTGACAAGTGACATCTACACCTCTTCGAAAGAGCTCATAGCTTCTGAGTTCGTGTGCATTCGTTCCCAGAACTTATGGTCTACGTCAATCTCCTTGCCATAATCATCAGGCCCAAGATTGATACCCAGAGATGCGATGATGTACCGGCCCTTACCAACGTACCGGACACGTCTCATCTTGCCCTTATTTAAGATAGCTACCATGTCGCTCTCCTTCCCACCAAGACGGAGTTTAGAGCTAGGCTTACGATCTTCCATGCGCTCGTCTTTCCGCTCTTTGCGCTCCTCGTCGGTTTGTGGATCTCCCACCGAAGGAGCCGCCTCATCCAAAGGAGCTGGTGGAGTTTTTGACTCCACCAACTCTTCGGCCAGATGTGCATGAACGCGACAGAATAGGGAACCTTCCTTAGCTTTCCCTTTACACTGTTCACCGTTCTTCTTAATAGCTTCACAGCGAGCCATCAGAACCTCCTAGGGTTCTACTCTATTCGGAGTAGTCCCACTCGGGGTTTGCGGTTACGCCAGTGATCTTCACGAACGAAGCGTGGTTCGTTACAATGAAGTCATCGTACATGTACCCGGTGAACTCAAAGGTATCTGAGCGTCTGAGGTACTCTGCCATGAGCTTGAACTCACGGTGCACGATCCACTTGAAGTTGGAAGGATCTCCGAGGATGATCGTAGATTCATCTTCTCCGACTCCTTGATCCTCTGGGACAACAGCGAGGCCGTCCGTTCCATTCTTGTTGATGAAAGGAATTCCGCAAGGCGTCAGGCCGCCCTTACCATTGAGGATTGCATCGCCCATGTCGGTTTGTCGGCTACCGAGGTAGTTACGGTAGTCTTCTGCCGAACGAGTTCCACCAAGCCATCGGTATCGCTGTTTAGCGAACTTCCGGTACTTGTTTGGAACTTGGTTCCAGGCCGTTGCAAACATCGCGTACGTAGGATACGAAGCGGTGAGGTTTGCGGCGTCGAGGATGGTTGCTCCATTGGCTGCGCTTACCTGTTCGAACCAACCTTCGTTGATGTCGATGAGCTTCTCCCACGATGTTGCGGGAGCGCCATACAGGTCTTCGTCACCGAGACATGCGAGGATTTCCGTATCAACGCCCCAACGTTGCATCCAAAGAGCGATGACGTGGTCCTTGTACGTACCATTCTCGATTGTCCAGTGAATGTCTTCCCAGGTCAGGTTGAACTGGGTTCGGCGCTTCTTCACAGTGTACTCGGCCTTGGTATGGCTGAGTGCGCCAGTCTCGTCCGTGTACTCTACACCCTCAGCAGCAGAGACTGTTGCTGGGTTTGCGAAATCGATGTAGTAGAAGATACCTGCGCGGTTGTCCTTGTACTGGATATCAACCAGGTCAAGGATTTCTGCTTCGCGCACGAACTCGTCAACGAAAGTGCGTGCTTGGTTTGCATTGAGAAGCCCGTTCACACCAATTTGGTCTGACGTGAACTTCTCCATGACTTGTGACTTGGTCATGCTCATGTGTATAAAACCTCCGTTTTAGATCGTGGTGAAGCTATTCTCCGTGGTTTCCCCAGCGGTCTTCCTTCAGTTGGTCAGCGGACTTTGTTGCCTCTGGCAAGAGGCTCGACTTTCCGCCCGTCAGTTTCTCAACAACATCAACGATCTGCTTGATCGCTGTTGAGTTTGCTTCGACAGCCGTCACGATGGACGTGTCAGCAGCCTTCTTTTGCAGGTCGGCAAGAGTCTCAGCGAGAGTCTTTTCTCCCTCAGGTAGGGCGGCCTTGATCTCTGCGATCTGAGTTTCGATGGCAGACAGGTCAACCGCCTTCTCGCCGAAGTCAACTGACTTCAGTTCGGTAAGGAATGTGTCGAGACGAGCACCAAAATCAGCACTGGCATTCTTCTCATCCTTCTTTGGGTCTTCCTCAGTAGAGAGGATGCCCTTCATGTCTTCGGTGAACTTGCTGAAGAGTGCCTTGAGCCCACCGGCCTTAGGTACAACTACCTCTACAACTCGAACCTCGTACCGGACATCGCCAAGATCGTCCTCTGCCTTGACACCGATGACTTCTCGGACATCAACAGGTACGCTCTTGTTCTTGATACCATCAGCGAGGTATGAAGAGATGTCGGCCATAGCCGTCTCACTCTTTGCAACGATAGTCACTAGGCCAGCGTCACGGTCAAACTTGATTTCGAAATCTTTCAGGTTCACGCTTTTACCTCCGATAAAATAGCTTCCTGGGTTCATAGGCTCATCTACGTACGACACGCGTACTAGAGAGAATGCCTTGAAACGCCGAATAGGTCTCGGGTCTCCATCAATGGGTGCGATTAGTTCGGCATCAAATAGCTTGTATTCAATAGAATATCCCTTGATGTCGCCAGCGATGATCGCTGCTTTAACCCATTCCTTTGTTGGGACCGTTACCAGAAGAGGGCCATCAGATGTGACCTCTACGGACTTGGTCCGTCCGACGATGAACTTCTTGCGGTGCATGAAATTGATTGGTGCACCAGTTCCGAAGAACTCTACAAGGGCTTTCAGCCAAGTCTCCGCAGGGATGAGGTCTCTGTAATTCGCGTCTCCGCGATCAACAACAGGGGCGTTGGCATAGCCAGACACCTCGCCATTCTTGACATTGAACTCTACCCGTACGAATGCTTTTCCTGAACTAGGCATTTGCTCCCTCACTCTCTCTACTTCCTACTCGGTCGTTGTTTGGTTTTTCAATCGATGCTTCTGCTATCCTCTTGATCATGTCAAGTGGAACAGGAACCCCGCCAGCGTTGATGAAGTATTGTTCTCCTTCTTCTCCGATACCGAACTCACCAATCTCAGCACGAGCTTCGTTGATGTTCTTGATACCGGCTCTGACGTACAGATTGAGCGCCGTCGCCTTCTTTTGAAGGTCGGTCAGGTCGATCTCGTTGAACTGAACTCCCCAAGCAGCACGACGACCGTCATACTGTGAGAAGAAGACCTTGTCAAACAGCCGTTCGTAGACACGTTGCCGTGGCCTCACTACTAAGCTCTTGAAAAGATCAAACTGTGATTCACCCTCTCCAGGGCCGCCAAGGTGTCCAGCAGCCACGATAGAGACGACTTTCGGAGGGACTCCATGTGCTCTACAGATCTCATCGCGGTTAGCTTCGCGCACGATGTTGTACTGATCGAAGTTAAGCTCAGTTCTGAGCTCCTCAAGAACCGACTTTGTTCCAGGCGGCGTACCAATCATCACTAGCTTGTTGGACCGAACCTCCATCAAAGAGTTGATGTAGTTCGTAAGCGTTGACTGGTTCTTAGGATCGATTGTGGAGTATGCTCCGTCCATTACTAGCAGGTAGCGCGAGATCCCCTTGTCCTCGAAGAACTCGATGACGTTGAGGTGTTGAAGCCGGTTCGAGAGCGCGGCGAACAGCGCAGACCAGATGCTTGGCATTCCGTACCAGTGGTTCGCAGGAGTGTATTGTTTCAGTTGAACCATTTCGTTCGGCCACCGTCCAGTCTTCTTGTGCATCTGGTAATCGGGAGCCTCCGTTCCAAATTCTCGGAAGTATACATGTGTTCCATTGACGATCTGTACGTAGTCACCAAGAGGGACCTTGTCATCTGCTACTGGGGCCAGCCTGTACATGGTGTATGCCGAAACATGCACCAATTCCTTGACCTTGCCTCCGATGTCTCGCAGGATCTCAATGAATGCGTTGCCGAGAGCGCCATAGTCTGTTTCTACCCTGGTGAGGAACTCATCCATGCCATCCGAGCCGAACATATTGTTGAAGTCTGACTCCATAGCAGCAGAAGGTTTTTCTCCCTTCTTAGATTTGTGGATAAATTTGAACCCACCGGCATTGAGACAAGCAGCCTTCACAGAGCAACATGCTCGATTGGTGGGCTCCTCATCAAAGAGAACAGCAAGGTCAGAAGGTTCAACGCTGTACGGCCACGACATGATCGTGTGAAGGCCTTTGAGGTCTTCATTAAGAGCATTAAGCGAAGTAGTTGCAAGCCTGACAGAACCGGCAGTGGACTTGCCGTTTATTGCGGCGTTCCGAAGCGAGTTCGCCAGCGAATCAGAAACACCATCCAGTTTCAGGACGGTGGCTTGGGCGCTGGGTGTGTAGTCTTCAGTTTGAACCTTGTTGTCGGCCATTGCTATTCAGTGCTTGCAGTGACGTTCCGTGCGCTGATGTCTGCGTATACGAGATACACAAGCGCGTCCGTTGTGTCGATGTCGAGCCGGACATACTCAGCGAGCGCAACAGGTGTTGCGTCACCGGACATTCCGACAGACACACCAGCCGTTCCAACAACTTGAACAGCAGAGAACAGCGGGGTTGCTGCGCCCATACCGTCGATAACGATTGCTCCGATCAGAGTATCGTCAACAGCAAGGCCAGCAATGGCGATGTTCGTTGAGACTGCCGCTCCGGTTGCACCGGGGGAAACTTTCAGTTGAGCGAGCTTCGCGTCAGTTGCTAGTCCATCAAGAGCTGTCTTGAGGACTGCGTCGAGACCTGAACCACCCCAACCGATATTTGCAGGGATTTGTGGACTCATAAATTGTTCTCCTCCTATAGGATGAGGTGTGCAAAGCAGAGGATCGTTTGATCTCTGTTTGCACGTTCACTACTATTTTACGCAGGGTCTAGCCAATACCGCACGCCCAAATCTCTCCCCGTTGAGGTGCTCCGTGTTTCAGGTAGGCCCACCAAGCAAGTGCAAACGAGATAACACAGTCATCATACATGTTTGCGCCTTTGGGCTTACGATACTGAATGCTACCTGCTTGGGACACTTGGGCTTCAAAGTCACATAGTTCTTTCTCTAATTGCTTGTGTGGGAACCATCTAACACCGGCTCCCTCAACAACAGCAATCAGGGCATTAACCATCTGAACCTTGATGGTGTTCGATATCTTCACAGGGAAGAGGTGTCTCAGACCCATAGCCCGTAGCTCTCCTTCCATGGAGTCGCCTAGGCCAGTAGCATCGATGTAGGTAAACGATTGGCCGTAGCTTTCTACATGTTGTTTGATACGCGCTTTCTGAAGATCCCAGTTGCCCTTGAATCGTTCGATGGCTACTACTCTTGGGATCTCTGCGTCATGGTTGATCGGAATCTTGATCGTAGTGACTACTGTGTATGAACCTACGCGACCGAAGTCGATCCCAGTAACGTACGTGTACGCTGGGTCATAAGGCTCAGCCGCCCCAGAGATGCAGTCTTGGATGCTATCATAGTTGAAGACAACGGCATCCCCGCCGACGAACTCTCCGAAGACTTCTCGCTGCTTGTCGAGCTCTGACCAGCCGAACTCAGCAATCATGTCATCGATCTCGTCGTTATCGATGTACGGGTTCTGGTAAGAACTGAATTGCCAACTCTGGTAGTCAGGGTGCTTGCTCCTGTTTGGAACAAGGGTGTAGCCTTTATTGCCACACAGGGGACACCCACCACCAAGACAGGAGTCGCACGTCGAGCGTACGTTCTCCTGGCCCTGGATGAACATATCGTAAAACCAGTTCTTCGGCTGGATAGCGGATGGCGTAGACATAAAATATGCCCAAGCCTTATTATCCATAAGGGCTGGGCGTACTGACTTCCAGGCTATGGGGTCGCAATATGCGGCCTCATCAAACGCGATACCAAGGATGAGATCACCAGCACCACGAAGCGTATGAGGCTCGATAGCTGACTTGAACTCGATCCTAGCACCGTTGTATAGAGGGATGACTCTGTCTCTGACCTTTGGCCGCTTCATGAAGTTCTTGCCGTTGATCTTTACGTTCGTGAAGGCCATGATAGCCTTGTCCCACATTGGCTGTGTGTACGAGTAGTTCGGTGAGATGATCCAGAAGACCGAGCCAGGGTTGTGCAGAGCATCAGTACCGATGGCCCGTAGCAGGGTGTTTCCTTTACCGAAGCGGCGACCACAGGACATGATCTTGAATCGTGCGTCTGAGGCTAGAACCTCATCCTGACATGGGTGAGGCGAGAATGTTTTAACCTGGATCTTCTGTACCATTGATTCTCCCTAGACGAAGAGGTTCCCTATAACCCCTCCGAGTATTGCTAGGAGTACTGGTATTCCAATCTTCAGCATTAAGCTGATATTGGTTGAATTTCGCTCAGTTGCCCTGATAACTTCAGCGTCGTGCAAGTCTTCAAGAGACTGTTCATGCTCAGCTATCTTGGTAACTATGGCGTCTTTCGTACTCCCGTTGCCCAACACGGCCTTCCGCATTGGCCCGAATTCTGCTCTAATAGAAGCTGCTACTCCTGTGACTGCTGCCTCAATTAGCGCTGGCATTTCTCCAAGCATTTTTTGCATCCCAAGCATTTGCTCGCAGACTGAGTCTACCTTCCCCTCTAGCTTTGCTTGGTCTTTGATTAGTTGGATTTCTTCAGGCGTGTATTCGTGTGTAGGCACAAGACTCCTAGCGGTTTGATGGGATTTTGAACTGGCGGGTGGAGCAAGGTGGTGGACCGGCCAGGGACTTGAACCCTGCTCTCTCGCTTGCAAGGCGAGCGTTTTCCCAGATAAACTAGCAGCCCATTCTTGGGGGATGTATGGGAATCGAACCCATGAACTCTAGGATCACAACCTAGTGCTGTAGCCAACGACAGCTTCCGTCCCGTATTGGTGAGTGATCTAGGGCTCGAACCTAGGACCTTCGGCATATCAGACCGACGCTCTACCTGCTGAGCTAAACACTCATATGTTTACAATATCTTACCCCAAGGTTTACAATGAACTGCCTCAAGGTTTACAATCATGGGAACAACTGTACCCAAACTGGTACATCCGGTAGGATTCGAACCTACGACATCTGGTTTAGAAAACCAGGGCTCTATCCACTGAGCTACGGACGCATATGAGGCCAGGACAAGCAGCCTATAAGGTTGGCCAGCCCCTCCGTCAGGCCGGTCCTGTGTGAATCCTCTGGTGGGCGGTCTTGGGATCGAACCAAGAGTCTATCGGTTATAAGCCGATTGCTTTTACCGAATAAGCTAACCGCCGTTGCTGGAACCCTTGACAGGATTTGAACCTGTGACTCTCGGTTTCGAAGACCGAAGCTCTATTCCACTGAGCTACAAGGGCATACTATTATAACAGGCCATTATTAGCTATTGGCCTTATGGTGCGTCCTGAGGGATTCGAACCCCCGACGACCTGAATGTAAACCAGACACTCTCCCGCTGAGTTAAGGACGCATATATTTTAGGTCTTGCGGCACAGAAGAGGGTCAACTCTCAACATGTGCTTGTCTTTAGTATAGCGAATGTATTCCGGTCTGTCAACCCCTTCGAGCACAGCGTTACAGAACACTTGCCATTCAGGAAGCCTGTGAGACCACCGTTGGGCTACAATATGCCTCAGGGCCTTATAGTTGGTACATACTATCCTTCTCTGTAGAAAGCCTTCTGGTAAGATTCTCTTAACAAGCCTAAAATCGCCAGCCTTGACTGCATCGTTCAAGCAGTCTATTATTACTTGCGGGATCTCTCCATCAAAGTCATCTTGCGTTACTGGTCGGCGCATAATCGTGTGCATTGTTGACTCCGACTGCTTTGTAACTCCGACGCGATATGTATCTGCTTGGCTCCACCAATAACGCGGTGCATCAATATCAAGCCAGACACAAATTGATTCAAGGAACTTGTTATGTCCTCCATCTTTATTCGCTAGTTTGTCGGCTACAGGCCACATATCCATGCAATTTTGATCATACGATAAGGAGATTCCAACCAACGCAGGAACCCATCCACTTTCTTCCATTACCTTGACCTTCATGAAATATCACACACTCCCCCAGAACATGCAAATTCTCTTGAGAACGTTGTCGTGTCCTCCACTTCGTACGCCCCAAGCTTGGTGAAGTCTAGCTCAGGCATAGCTAACACAGCGGCTTCGTACTCCTCTTCAGTTATCTCTAGGTAAGGAGCAAGGTCATAAACTCCACCGTTGAATGGAAACAGTGTAAGACCTACGACGCTATCCCAGTTGTTGTAGATGGCGTTAGCCACATCCAGCCATGCGTCTTCTGGAATGTATATCGTATTTGATACGTTGTGCGTACTCCAGTTTTTCTGTACACGTAAGTACCAATCGAACTGATCGCGCCAGTCCCACGTATGTCTCGTCTTTGCACCCTCAGGTGACTTGATAGGGAATTCCACAACCGCTGTTGTGCAGTCACGTTTCTTCTGCCCAACTTCTGGGTTCCATTTCATTCCAGAATCGACCAAGAGAGCAAACATCGGATCTGATGTGGCAATCCTATATCTGCGCATGTAGTAATCGCTCCACCTAGTATGAACACCAGACGAGCTATCCACAACTTGAGACACTGTACCGCTAGGCTTTGTGCATGTGAAAGAAGCAGGTTCAACTATGCCAATAATCTTTGCTGCATGTTTCGCTGTCTTGCGTACAACCTCTTTCAAAGAGGCAAGAATCTCAGGCGTCAGTAATTCAACATTGTCCATCTGCCCTGTAATAGAGACACCCAGCAGCCTTTCGTTATCACAAGCCCTTTTCCATCTGTTTCTCAAATAAGGGAACTTGGTGAATGATGCCTGTATGACACCTAGCCAAGCTGCTGTTTTAGCTTTCCTGACTAGAGAATCAACGTCATCGTCAGCCCTAACAACAATCTCAGTTAGGTTACAGAACTGGTTCGGCTTGAGGATGATTTCTCCACAAGGGTTTGTCCTCTCTGTACCATCTAGCTCTCTGTTTGGGTTAGCAACTATGGCGGCTTCAAAGTTGAAGATACCTCGTTCTCCGCTACCGCTACCAGCTATGGCTGCAAACTCTTTCATGAAGTCTGCCGAGCTAGGCTTCTTGAGGTAGACGGCTGTATTGTTGGCCATGTATCTGTGTGTAGGTACGTTCCCAGACGAGAAATCTTTCGCATCACGCATCGAACTGTCGTCCAGATCTGAGAAAGAGATCATCGCTGATCGTCGCTTCCCTCCCATAATAACGTTCGCAGCTACGAGACAGCATATGTCGTGAACCTCTAATGATGTGAGCTTTCTACCCTCTGCTCCACGAATGATGTCTTTTGCTTGTTTGAACAGCTCCATCAACGGGCCTGGCCCAGAGGCTCTGCCGCCCATAGTACTTAGGCGTGATCCGTATGGGCGTATCTTAGAGAAATCGAATACGGCGTGCTCTCCAGCGAACCATACGTTAAGCCCAAACAAGAACGCATCCGACCAACCTTCCCTAGAGTCATCAATCACATAGTCGCCTCTAGAAACAGGTTGTGGCATACTAACTGTCGGCAGCTTCTTGATGTTTGAAGCTTCAACAGAGAAGCCAACTCCTGTACCACACATCAAGATAAACATGAGCTCAGAAATTGACTCTACGCTATCCATTGGCATATATGCGCAATTATAGATACAAGTGTTGTCCTTCTTTGCAGCAGGCCCAGCAGTTGCAACCAAACGCATAGAAGGCATTACCTCAAATCTTAGCATGGATTTCTCGATCTTGTTCCATGTCCTATCAGGTATCTTGTCAGAGTTCTGCGTTTCCTCTTTCAGGAACGTCACAACCCTAGTTGCCGTTTCATCCCAGGTTTCCCTTCTGCTCTTTTCTTCTACCCACTTTGAATAATGAGTAAGTGTAACGAACTCCGACGCAACATTAGGAAAACCTGATGTCATATGCCACTCTCCCACTGAGTTAAGGACGCGTATAATGCTCTATCCTATGACAGTTCGCACATAAGACTTCACACTTATTTACTTCAGCAATAATGTTCTCTTTAGAGAAACCATTATGCACTAATTCCGCTACATTTGCAATCTTTTCAGATCTATCTCGGTGGTGAAACTCAAGAACCCTGCTGTCGTCGTTTCCACACCTTTCGCAGGAGAGGTCATCTTTGTATTGAACAAACCACAATAGAATTCTTCGCTTTCGCTCCATAACTTTTGCTTTGGCATGGACGCGATTATTGCGATACCACTTTCTCCTTGATTCCCTTATCTTCTCTAAATCCTTTGAAGGCATTGGCTGGTCTACGAGGAGTCGAACCCCGACGACAACAGCTTTGGAGGCTGTTCGGTCATCCACAACCTTAGACCAGTGCAATCAGCCGTTAGATAGCGCAGCACCGATCCCTGCACCCGACTGAAAGACGGTGTACTGCGGAAGATGGAGGGATTGAACCTCCGTACGGTCGCCCGTGACTCAGGTTAGCAACCTGGCACATTTCCTCTCTGTCAATCTTCCTGGTAAGCATAGTGGGGCTCGAACCCACGTTCCCCGGCTGAGAACCGGATGTCCTTGCCTCTAGACGATACGCTCTGGTGGGAGCAGTGGGATT